ATTCTTATGTTAATTGGGTTGTCTGAGCTTGTTAATTTAACTTGTAAAGGGTTTAAACTTGATACATTTCCAGTAAATACTCTTTCTTCTACTTCTTTATTTACTAAATATTTTATTGTGTCTAATATATCATACATATAGTTTAAACCTCCTTATCATTGATCTTATTGTCAATCCTGTGCTTAAAGTATATGATTGCTTTATAATTTTATAGACATAGTCTATATTTAAATTAGTGTTTTTAAATCTATAGGCGTCTCCTTGCCATGGTATACCGTCGTCTAATCTTGGAGTTACAAAGGCATGATTAAAATTTACTCCTTCTTCTAGTTCTAACATTTTACGTAATTCTCTACGCGCTCTTAAATCAACGTAATCTTGGCTGGTTGCTTCTGATTGAAATATTTGAGTAACATATCGGCCTATATTCGTGTATGAAAAAGGGTGATTTCCTAGTCCTTCGTCTTCCATGGTCAAAGTAGCTTCCAACGGTTCAGTATCTTCTTTTAATTGATTAACAATAACTTTTACCACATTATATCCACCAGAATAATCAATATTTAAAATAACATTATCTTCATATAATGATAATGAATTATCTATAAATTCATGTGCGATATTCGGAGTAGGACTCCAAGGTATTCCTTTAAATATGCCATTACCATTTACCCATAATGGATAATAATTTATCATGTTTAATAAACTGTTTATAATAAATAATTTTGATCTTCCTAATTCATAACTGACGTCCTCGCTTAATGTTTCGTCGTTGGGTTCAATTTCATATTTAACCCAAGTTCCAACGCTGTCTAATAGTCCTTCAACAGCTTCAATTACATTAGTTCCTTCAACAAACGATTGACTAACTAATGTTTTGTCCTGATCTAAAGCTTTTAATAAATCATATCCAATAATTGTTCTACTAACTAATCCTTGGCTAGAATTTTTGCTTGGAGATAATAACATATAATGGCCTAACGGAATTTCATAAGTTGTCCCATTTACAGTTAAACAATACCAAGGCTTTATTAAATCAGTTAAATAATTAATGTCTGATAAATGTTTAATAATAAAATTTGCACCACTAACAATACTTTGTTCGAAATTTATATCAATGTTTGCAACTTCGACATAATTTGTTATAAAACGGCTATGTTTATATATGCCATTTTCTAATGTTAATAATTCAAACTTAAATGTTTCCTGGCCACCATTATCAAAAATGGTACTCATTATTCAACACCACCATTCAACCTAGTTATATTAGTAGAAAATTGATAAGCTTCTGGATCTTTTATATCAAATTTTGTATTTGATAACATTGCATAAAATCTATTATTACGCCAATCTCTATAAAAAATGTCTCCTATATATTCAATAATTTCAATCAAATCATTTTTCTTACTATTAGGACAATCTGCACTAAAAACAAACTCATTAGAAAGATTGTATCCTTGATATTTTATTGGATATTCTCTTCCAAGATATTGTTTTGCTACCTCATTACGATTTATATTTTCAGTTAATATTATATCACCAACTAATCTAACAACATTAGAAAGTCCACCACCACCATTTATAAAAAACATTCCGGTTAATAATACGTCTAAATCGTCTTCAATACTATTATTAACGCTTGGCGTATCACTTATGGCCTGGACATAATAATTATTATTTCCGCTAACCGAAGGAAGATAATCTGTAATTCCTGTATTTATAGGGACTTCGTCTTGTACGATTTCCCAATCACCACCGTCAATGCTTCTATAAACACGATTATAATCAGTTTCAGCATTTAGGGGACTTATTTCTATTATTAAAACAGGCTCATAATCTGTTATTGTACTATCATAAAACTCGTCAGTGCTTCCGTCTGTTGTAGTAGCGACAACCGCAAGACCTTCATAATCGGTAATAACTTCGTCCGCTATATCTTGCAATAATGTTTGTAAATCCCATGTTTCGGAATCTCCTGCCAAATGTGTATGATCGTCATAATCCGTTGTATCTAATGTAGGAATACCAGTATAATTAACGTCAGTTTCGTCAAAACTTGTTTTTATATAATTAACAGCGGAATCAATCCCAGAAGATAAAGCGGTTTTTCTATATAACTGTAAAGTTGCACTAACAATTGTTTTTCCAATAAAAAATGATAAATCAAAATCTAATAAAATTATTTTTACAGTTGTTCCCCCGAATGTATCGTCTACCAATTGCAATTGACCATTGGAATTATAATTAGTTCCGGGATTATCAGAATCAACATAAGTATCTTGTGTAGATTCTTCATTATAATTTGTAATTACTTCCGGATTAACAATATCAATATCTATGCTTCCCTGTTCTTCATTTAATGATAATTCAAAAGTTGGTTGTGTTGGTTGAAGAAATTCAGTCGTGAATTCAACTTCTTGTTCTTCAGACCAAAGGCCATTTTCTTCTTGTACTTTTAAAGTTGCCTTATAATTTGTTTCATTTTCTAGTTCTTGTGTAAAAATAGCTGTATCACTGCCACCATTAGCAACATTACTACTTTCTTGTACTGTATCTAATAAAGTATCATTTTCGTCATATAAATTAGCCAAATATTTTATTTGATCGTAACTTTCGGTTTGGGTATAATTCCAATCAAGTTCTAAAATAGAATACCCATAATTAGATACGGCCGTTGGGTCAGTTATTGTTGCCTCCGGTGTCGTAACTGTTGTAAAATACGCTTCATTTGACCAATCTGACCCGGTTGCAAATTCTCCCCAGGTTTTTACTTGCCACTCGTAATCTTCACCATTAGAAAATTCGGTCCCGGATATAAGGATATATTCATTTGTATTAGCAACTTCGTCAGCATATGTTGTCCAAGTACCAGCACCAACAATTCTATATTGCAAACTATATTTTGTTTGGTCTGTGCCGTCAGTAGCATTATGGTTCCATGTAAATAATTTATCATTATCCGCGTCAAAAAATGCACTATTGGGGCTTAATCCAGTAGGAGCGTCGGGAGTAGCTAAGGTTACAACCTCGTTTGACTCTGTGTAACCTGACAACAAAGTTGGACTTTGATAAGTTCCTTCTTCGGCCTGTACTCTATATTGTCCATAAGTATATGGTGTTAAATCTGTATATTCTGTTGTTCCAGTGCCTACAGTGTCAACGTCTGCCCAGCTTCCCCAAGTATCTCCACCGTCTGTGGATTCTCTTGACTGTATTCTAAATATATCTTCCTGATAACTATTATCTTCCCATGTAATTACAACATTTGATCCGTCACGAGTAGCAACAACATTACTAGGAGCCGTCGGAGTTGTATGTATGTAATCAGTATATTCATAACTCGAATATCCAGCATAATTATAGGCTCTTATTCTATATCGATATTGACGATTGGCAACTGTTGTTGTATCTGTCCAACTGTGGTTACCATTAGTTGTATAGTCTGTTGTAACAGTTTTTTTAACATACCAATTACCCGAAACATTATCCCAACGTTCTACATATTGAGTATAAACAGGCCTATCACTTGAAGCATTTCTTGTCCATTCTATGGTTTGACTTGTGTCATTATTCCTTGACACGCTTGCACTAGACGGGTCATTAGGCGCCGCAATCATAAATACTCCAACGTATGGCTCGTCGTTTGAATCTGTGTTATATCCTGACATTGACAATATACTAGGAAAACTATTTGTATTAGTTTTTCTATATCCGTTACCACTGCCTGAAGCTGTTTCCATTATATGTGAACCCGAAGGGTGTCTATATAATCCAACCCAAACTGTCGTTCCTGACATTACATGGGGACTTACAGTTTTTTCATAGCTGTATTGGTGAGTTTCGTCGCCGTCTGGAAGGGTAAAAGTACTAGATTGAGCTACTACAGAGCCACCAACTCCCCACGCGGCAAGTCTAGTTTGAACTGCCCCAGAATATCCGGCCGCCTTTACAGATAATTTAATTATTGCTGTTCCTGGCGTAAGACCACTAATGGCGGCGCAATGCTGATTATATGTATTTAATCCACTCCATGCATAACCAGCGCCGCCAGCATTACTATAATGCCAACCCATTTCTTCACCTCGTTTCTTATCTTCTAATTTTATATGGTACTATATTATCAAATACCTTAATTATATCATTAAGTTCTTTTATATTTTTAGATTCGATTATTATATCACCATTAACAACAAAATTTTTGTTTTGTTGTTGGTTATTATTATTTCTAATTGGTTCTAACATTTTGTTTTTTCCAGATAACATTTTTTCGCTTTGCTTATTAGAATATACATTACTACCTCTAGGAACATACATTATTTCTGGTCCTTTTTCACCAACCCAGGCAAATTGTCCGGTGGGATTATTTATTATTCCTTCGGCAAATCCTCTTAAATTTCTTTCTTTAGGCTGTAATTCTGGGTCAATACTATCTATAAAACTTTTTATTTTATCTGTTTTTTCTTTTACCCAACTAAAAAATCTCTTTATTGAATTTTTAGCACTTTCTATAGAATCGATTAAATTATTTGTTTTCTCGATTATATCCGTTAATTGTTTTACCATTTCACCACTATCAAACCTTTTTACTTGATCGTGTAAGTTTTTTATTTTTTGCCTTAAATCTTTTATTTTATTTTTAGTATCTTCAGACATTCCCTTTACTTTATTTAAACTTCCTTCGTCGCCTGTAACAAGATATCTTAGTGTAGCTTTTAATGGTCCATTTATAAAATCTCTTAAAGCAACAAGTTTTGATCTTAACTGTATTAACTCCGTTCTCAAACTTCCAGAACTAACTTTAACTTTTTCTATACCTTCGCCGGTTGCTAAATATTGGAGCGCTGGAACTAACGTTTCAACTATAAAATTTCTTATTTCTAGCATTATACCCCTAAGAGTAATTAATCGTCCTCTAGTTATTAAAGCATTTTCGCTAACTTTTCCCAATCCTTCGCCAGTTGCTAAATATCGAAAAGCCGGTACCAACGAAATAGTAATAAAATTAGTCAAAGCTTCAAATATACCTTTTAAACTTCCAAAACGATCTATTAAATACCAAACACCAATTCCGGCCATTACTGTTGATAACAAAGCAAATGCGCCGCCTAATAACGTAATAGGTATTAATAATAAACCTAATCCAGTAACTAAAGTTGTAATTGCGGTTATAATAGTTCCAAAAGCGGTTATAACACCCCCAAGCAATATTACAAATCCCCCAAAAACTATAGTTATTGGACCTATTGCCGAAATTAATAATCCAAAAGTTGCAATTGCGGCTTTTACTGGGGCTGATAATCCATTAAGTTTATCGCCTAATCCTGTCAATACAGGCAATGCCGTATTTTTAAGAAAATCAAATAATGGTTTTGTTATATCTCCCAAAAATTCACTAAGTTTAGACTGCAAAATACTGATTTGGCCTGTAAATGTTTTACTAGCATTTTCCATACCTTTATAAAATTTACCGCCTTTTTTAGTTGCGATCTCGAGAGCTTCAGCAAGTTCTTTATAAGTAATTTCTCCTTTTTCAAGTCGCGCCCTTACTTCTTCTGAGGTCTCGCCAGTTTTAGCCATAATTTGTTCTAATGGATTCCAACCTCTTTCTTGTAATTGATAAAGTTCTTCTGTTTGCAGTTTACCTTTTGCCGCAACCTGTGCCAGGGCTATTCCCATACCTTCCATATTTTCTTTGTTGCCTAGTGATACGTCACCCAATTGAGAAGTTATTTTGATAACGTCTTTTTCCTGTATGCCATAAGCAAGTAATTTTTGTGTTGTATTTGCTAATTCTGGAAAACTAAACGGCGCCCTATCAGCTAATTCTTTTATTTTTTGTGTCATTGCGGCCGCTTTTTTTTCTGTACCCAACAAAGTTGTCAAACTCGTTACAACATTTTCGTTAGTTGCATTATATTTAACACCAGCGGCAACAAGACCTAATATTGGTACCGTTAATCCAGCCGTCAAACCAGAACCAACCCTAGTAACAATACTTCCCATTCCTTTTATTTTACTTCCTAAACCTGTAAATCTTCGTCCAAGATTATTTATTGTGCTAAGTGTTTCATTTCCGCCCCTAAGATTAATATTAAAAAATAAATCAGCTATATTCATTATTTCACCTCCTATAATTGTTTGACATTGTCTATCTTTCTAACTTCTGTTTTAATATGGTGATTTTTAAAAGCTGTATTTCTTGGCTGTGCTATCACTTCGTAGGTCTCGCCTTGATAATTTATTCTATCTTTCAAATTAATTGTAAAATCTGTTGTGAAAAAATTCCACCTAGTTTCAATTGTATCTTTTCCGGCGGCTCTTATAATATTATTCTGACCACTTCCCATATACCCTTTAATTTCGGATTCGGTATATGTTGGAATAGGTATACCTTTATTATTCTTAGCTTCCCCGGTAAATTTAAATTTATCACATGTTATATAAGGAATAGCCATTTTAAACCCTCCTTGTATAATTAAATAAATCGATTTTAAAAAGATATCTATATGTATTTAATTGTTTCATAATAGATAAAGGAAAACCTTGATAATTATCTTCATAAGTAATAGAATAATCGTCAATTTTTTCGCTTTTAGCTCCTGGCATTTTTTTATTATCTAATTCAGATATTAAAAAATTTATCATTTTAGAAGCCGATAGTTTTAAAGGTTTAGGATAATCTAATCTTGTTAGATATACAACATTATCGGCTGTTTCTTCTTTAACTGTATCAATATCATTTAAAATTAAACTATTAGAATTTACAGTATCAATTGTAAATGATTGATTATTTCTTTTTGATCTATAAATTCTTATACTATCACCGGATATTAAATCTTTATTTCCAATATCAGTAAATGTAATTTCATTTGTGGCATTTACAAAAGCAATTCCATTTGAAGAAAACCAATCATACCTTTTATCAATAAAATCATTATTGCAATAATCACATATTACTTGTTCTATTATTGGGATATTCATATCTATAAAAGAGTCCCAATCTGTATCAGTTATTTTTAATAAACTTTTAACTTCGGTCCTTGTAATTATCATAAATTAAATTTCACCTCTTCCATTTTGGCATGTTTTTTTAATTCTACTTTTTTATTTATCCTTTGTTCTTCTGATATTTTTTCTTTTCTAGTTAAATTTGATTCTTCAACTTTTCTTATTTTATCCTGATAATATTTTTCAAAATTTCCCTTATATCCATTTTGTATATCGATTAACCAAATTTGAAATATTTTATCTTTTATTTCTTTTTCTTTTTCTTCATTTAAAAGTTTAATACATTTTAAATAAAGTTTGAACCCAGATTTGAATTCTAGGTTCAGCATATATTTAATATAATTAAAATCTTTATAATATCTCATGATTGGCTCTATGTAAGCTTCTTCAGAAAAATTATTGATTACAAAATCATATTGACATATTAAATTATCTATCAAATCTACAATTGTTAGTTCTTTTTCTTCGAATCCGTCATGTTCGAATTTTTTTTTACATTTAATGCGTCTAATGATTCCAAAACGCTTTTTGGTACTGAATTTTTAATGATATCAACTGTTAAATCAGCCTTTGTTGTCAAAGTTAAATTGTCTACTTCTTCTTTGGTTTTATTCAGGGCCGATTTAAGAATGTTATCTACTTCGTCCATGGCTTCGCTCAATTGTTCATAAATGTAAATAGCCAAATCACCAAAAATAAATCCCATATCTACAGTCTCATTAAAATCTTCACTATCCTGATCTTTTAATTCCTTTTTCAATTCTCTTAAATAAGCTCTTAATTTTAATTTTTTTATTAATTTAGAAATTAATATCATATCATTGCCTTTTAAGTTTAGTTCCATATAATACACCCTTTCTATTATTTTAATTAACTCGGAATTTCCTTCTGGATTACTAATGGCGGCGTTGTTGGGGTTAAATAACTATAAAATCCTGTATATGTCATTTCACTTACAACCTCGTCTTTTTCCTTAAATTCCAGGCTAATATTATCTATATTTAATGCATTCAATACTTTTATTATATAATAATCATTGTCTGCCGTATAGCCTTTGTATGTAATATTGTCTAATACGTCAGCCGCCGCAAAGCTTGTATTAAATGCGGTTTCTTTATATGTACCGTCCTGATCTGTGCCGTCTGAAACGGTAACATTTAGTCCATAAGCAAAATTCGTATAATTTAATTTAAGAAAATTAATCATAAGTTTTGGAACAAATCTTTCGGTTCTTCTCATTCCCTTTGTTGGTCCCATTGCGCCGTCGTATTCTATTTCTTTTTTTATCCATTCTATTTCTAACTTAGAACCGCCACGAGTCGCACCGATAAGAGCCGACCCGGCTAAACCATAATCTTTGTATAATTCACCTTCGCCAAGAAGTATATCATTAGCTTTTTCCGGGACCGCTGGATTAAATACATTAGTTGCCATTTTTTATCAACTCCTTTATGACGTATATTCTCTAAATTTAATTGGACATGTTAATCCGGCACCATATTTATAATGGCCTGTAAACTGAGTTTCGTGTACTACTTCGTCTTTACTTTCAAAAGTTAATTCAATATTACCGTCATTTAAAACATTTTCCATAATTATTTTAAACATATTACCGTCAGTTTTTTGACCGACTAAAGTAATATTTTCTAAATAATCGGTTGCTGATATTTCAAGGTTCGGCGTAAATTCTTTGTAAGTTGTTTCGTTGGTATATCCAAAACCGGAGCCATTAACGGGGACAATAGAACTATCCGATTGATCTTGGATTAGTTCAAATGTATCAATTTCAAACTCTATTGCGTCGTCGGTTTCGTCTGGTATTATTGCCGACATTCCATAAATATCGTCCCAATCTCCAGATCCTTCCAATGTAAAATCAGATTTTGCCGGTGTGAAAATTGTCCATTTATCTGCCGTTAGTTCACTCGCTTCAATATCTAACCAATGGTAATTAGTTTGTGTCCCAAAAATATCATAATGATATCTAATTTGTATACTATCAGTTCCCAAAACAGCAAGATTAGCGGTTGTAATATATATTGCAAAACCTAGAATATCAGACGTCACAGCTTCCTCACTATTGTCAAATACTGTAAAGTCTTTAACCGAATCAAAAACATTATGTCCGCCATGACCTGTTTGGCCGGAGGCTATTGAAATTTTTGCCGACTGCAACCCAGAATTAAAAATAGTTGTATTGGCGGAATAAGTTCCCCCTATATCTCCCCAATCATGATCTGCCCAATTATCAGTTGATTCACAATCTGATATAGTTTTTTTGTTAAAATACTTTAAATATAAATTATTTAAAGTAATTCTACCAATTAATGTTTCGTATCTAACTAAAGGTATACCATTACTATCTAAAGTTGGTCCATATGCACCGTCAAAAGCTATTTCTTTTATTGTTCTTTCTATATCAACCTTGCACCCGTCACGAGTGGCACCCAAAAGTAATTGACTGGGTAACCCATAATTAGCTTAGGCCTTAAATTCTCCTAGAACTACGTCGTTAGCAACTGGTATTACTGGGTCAACTGCATTAATTGCCATTTATAAATCACTCCTTTCTTTTAATCGACCTGGACAATATATCTTTGGTAATAATGTGAGATATACGGCTCAGGGTCAGGAATATCACTCTCAAAATCAATATAACATTTATAAAACCCTTCTGTTTCGTCTTGTGTACTATTATTTAACCCTATATAATCAACCTCGTCAACGGTTCTTCCATTTTTTATATCAATTGCCGCCTGTATTATATCGCTATCGTCTGGCGTATCGTTCCAATAGTCTATCTCAAGAATCCAGTCTTTTCTATGTCTAACTAAATAACTAACCGTATAAAATCTAAATACTACATTTGGATAAACTTTATTAGTGGTTGGGGATTGTTTATTATATACAGTTAAATCTGTTAAATTTTCAATTCTAGCTTTCATATATTCAACTAATTTATCTATTTCCATATTATATTAATCCCCTTCTAAGATTTGAAACGGCTATATTTCTTAATTGAGATTGATAATTAAAAGCGGCTGGTCTAACAAATGGGTGAGCAGGAATACTAGCGGTTCCAAATTCTTGATATACATTATATTCAACATTATAATTTCCGACTTCTACTTTCGTAGTTTTTACAAAATATTTATTATTAGATTTCATAAATCCAGTATCAACCGCGGCATGTTCGTCTAATTTACTTTTGGCAAATTGCCCAAGTTCAGTTAAAGTATTATTAATATTTCTTCGAAAATTTCTATTAAATATATCAATTCTATTTGTTATTCTAACCACTTTTAACCCTCATTTCTAAGCTGTTTATTCACTATCATTAAATGAACTATCGACTGTACCATTAACAGTTACTTTGTTATCAAGTACTCCAATACCAGCACTTTCTATAGGTGTAGCTGACGCCGCGACAGAAACATAATTATCTATAATAAAAATATTACCTGTAGAATTATTATCAATACCAATTCCAGTAGCACCGCCACCAACAGCGTCAATTTTATTCTTTTCTATGTTAAAATTGTATGAGGTCATATCATTATCAATTAAAATTCCTTTTGCTCCGGCACTTGTTCCGGTTTTAATAAGATTATCTCTTATATGACCATTTATAACATATCTATCAGCGCCACCGTCGGCATAAATTCCAGCAGTGATTGGATTTATAATTACGCAATTTTCAATTCTAGAACCTTTTAGACTATTCGCTTTAATTCCATATTGGCAAGTTGTTCCGTCACATTCAATAACACAATTTTTTACTAAATTGTTATCACCATTATCAATTAAAATTCCCGGAATATCCTCTGAACAATAAACATGTAAATTTTGGAGGCTATTGCCTGAACCTTGGATTAAAAGTGCGGCATTTGTAGCTATGGCACCAGTATAATTAATTGATACTCCATAATCTTTCCCAGGTACCGGGCTTCCCATTCCAATCAAATGTAAATTATATCCAGCATACCACAATGATTCTGCGTCATAATGCCCAGGGGCAATAAAAATATAGTTACAAACGTCTTTTGTTGTTATTATATCACCGGCTCCGTCTTTTCTAGCCAAGTTTACAGCCGCCATAATGGTCTTTTTGGCATTAAACCAGTCTTTACCACTGTTAGAATCTGAGCCATTTATTGTATCGACAAAAAACTTTTTACCGTATAAATGGGCGCCATTACCATTAACTAATTCTCGCATTGACCCTTTTTCTGTCAAATATGTTTCATAAGCCATTTATAAATCACTCCTTTAAAGTGTACAATTTAATAAAATATAAACATTTTTGTCTATGTTCTTTTGTTAATGCACCTTTTAATCGTCTTTCCCATTTTCTTTTAAGCGTTTCAGTTACTATATTAGGTAATATTAACGCTTCCAATTCTTTTTTAGTTCTTTCCATAATTTATCAATCCTCATACGGTGAACTTAACATTAAACTTTTTTCTGAATTGTCAATTAAGCGATAAGCTTTTTCAAAAACTTCTTTAGGACTCCAACTTATATATGGTTCACTATCAGAACCAATTGGAGGATAAACAACAATATAACCTTTTATATTATTTCCTTCGTCTGATAGTACAGCCTTATCTTTACCATATTTTTTAATTCTATATTTGTTTAAATTTGATAATTCAGCATTTATAATTTTAGCACCTATATAACTATTCATATATTACACAACCTTTGTAACAAAATGTTTGCACCTGACATGAAAAAGTCCTTTTTTCTTAGCTTCCTCTAATTGTTTTAAAGTTAAAATTTTGTTTTCATAAGGAATACATTTTTCACAAGGATTCTTACTTGTAGAAATTTTTACTTTTTCATTATCTTTTACAGTTTCTAAAACTGATAATCTAACTAATTCATTATTAAAATGAGTGGTCGCCATATTAGAATATGTCTCAATATTCCATTTATCCCCATTCTTTGCCGTAAATCCATGTATACCCTTTTCGGCATATTGATCTATAATTCTTTGTTTTGTAATTGGGTCTTTTGTTGCTTTTAATAATGCAAGGGTTTTATTATATTCGTTCCTTGCTGGAATATACATATTATTCATACTTTTTGTATATTCTTTAATTAATTTCTTAGCTTCCTCACTATTTGTAATACCTTCATAATGAGATTCCACAACTTTTAATAATGAATGGTTGGTTAATTGTTTTCTAAATTGAAATTTTTTTTCTTTTTTAAGGTTTTCAATTGCCATGTCTGAAATTCTGGCATAATATTTTATTATTTTTTCTAACATTTAACCAACCTTTCTATATATTCAATTTTTAAACCTTAAGCTTCGGCGTCTGCCACACAATGAATATATACAGCAGAAACTTTGTCATTTGGAACAAAGCAATCATGTAATAGCCTAAAACAATAAAAATTAGAATCATATTGGTGTATGTTGGCGGCTCTTACAATTTTTGGTACTTCGTGTTTTTTAATTCCCAAAACATATCTTTCACAAACAATTGCAAAATTAATTGCATAACTATCTGTAGCCGCTGAAAATGAACCGTCTCCGGTTGAAGTTTCAAAGTCGAAATCAGTATAAAATCTTGCACTAGGTACTTTTTTAACGGTCATTCCTTCATATGTTTCAATATTTCTTGATACATTAGTGTTTCCACTTCCAACGTCCCTTACATAATCGAATACACCAGATTCTTTCATTAATTTATGTACTGCACTACTTACGTATAATACGCGCCCTTCTTCTGGTACTTCGGCGTCAAATAACGTTTTTATTCCTTCGTCAATTGCGGCAATAACTGTATCATATGTTAAATCAGCATTTACGTCTATTCCACACGCTGAACAAATAGCTTCAAATCTATAAGCGTCTACTTCTGGGGCTACATGCAACCTTTGGACGTCGCTACCTACACGCATTAATTCTAGTCCTAATTCTACCTCGTCAACTGCGTCAATCGGGTAATTTCGTCCTCTATCTTGGGAAAATGTATGACTATTCCATTCAACGGCAAGATCGCCGGCAACATATCCAGTAGTTCTTGAATAACTTGATAATCCGTCTATTGTGGTACTTCTAATATAAATAGTCTTATTATTCCTATCCGAAGGTTTAAAAGTTCCAGGTCTGGCGTCTAAATTACTTGTGACACTAGACATTTTGAAGGCCCCTTCAAGTCTTTCATTATATTCTTTAATATAGCTTGCAGGATAGTTAAAACTGTGAGCCATTTAAATTCACTCCTTACGTTAAGTAATTAATTTTATATTTTTATTTTTTCCAACCTTTTTTATAATTTTTGGGAAATCAGGACCAAAAATAAAAACACCAATTTTGAAAAAACATTGCTTTCTACTTGCCCCAAATTTAGGCTTATATAATTTTATTTCAATAGTTAATTTTTTATAATCTTCCCCTAATCCTTCTTTTAATTTACCTTTTACTTCTTTTGTAATTTGTTTTCTATCTTGAATAAATTTTTTACCGTATAAAGGTATTTCTTCGCCGTCTTTATTTCTTTTATATTCTCCGGTTGGAATTAATAAGTTAACAGGTATATTTCCTAAATCAAAAAACTTGCACACGCCACCTTGTAATCTTTCTTTGTCGACATGTTCGGTAATATTAAGAATTTCACATACCTTATCTTTTAAAGATTTAACTTTTCTAGTCGTTTTTTTTGTTGGTTTCTTAGCTTCCTTAATTTCTTCAGTTTTTGTGTTTATGTTTTTAGCTTCTTCAGCCATACTTTTACACCTCTTTCTTTTTTTTACTAATCAAGATATTCGCTTGCTTTTGCTTTCCAATCAACTTTTTCAAAATCTTCATTATCATTGCCATGATTATTATTACCGCCAGAATTTACGTTATTAGTAATTTCTGTAGTTTCGAACATATCAGAATAATCTTTTTTCAAAGTTTCTAATTGAGAATCAAAACCTAATATATTTTCATTTTCAATAGTGATTTTATCCATATCAAATTCTTTCATTAAAAGTCTTGTATGTCTTGCTCCTGATTCTCTCAATTTTTGATCTACCAAATATCTTTTTGAAGTATTTAAGATTTCTTTATTTTTTGCTTCAATTTCACTAGAATATTTTTCGTTTAAAGCTTCATATTTTTCTTTATATTCTTCGTTTCCTTCAAGCATATTTTTAGTTTCGTCAACCTGTTTTTGTAAAGTTTCGTTTTTTTCTGATTCTGCTTTATATTTATCATTGACTTCATTAAATCTTGCTTTCGATATTACATTTTTTTCGTCGATAGATTCGTCGACTTTAATATCGTTTTTGTAATTTTCGTCCGCTTTTAACTTTTCTAAGATTTTGTCGTCAACTTTTATATATTTTGCCATTTTTATTCCTCCAATTTTTCCGAGTTTTTTCTCGAATTTTATTTCGCCTTTTTCCATGGGCTAACATGGTTTATTAATGTCAATTATAACATATAAAAAAACAACTGTATATTTAATAGTATCTACAGTCGTTTTTTTATAATTTTATTTATTAATTACTAATTTTATTTAAACAGTGAGGACATTTTTTAATATCCGGTACCTTTACTATTGCCGCCGGTAATAATAACCAACCTAAACCACACGTAAAAAATCCACAAATAATTAAAACCCACATATTTTTAATTCTTGACGGGGATTTTTCTATTAATGGATAATCAAAAGGTTTGCCGCAATGTTCACAATTATATAACATTCTTAGCTTCCTCCTTTATTAAATTTAATATATCGATTCTTAAATGAGTAATTTTTTTTGGATTATTTTGATCTAGTTTTAAGCAAACTAAATTTATCTTTTGTCCATTTTCAGCATATATTTTATTTAATGCTTTTATAGCTGGGTTAAATACTTTCTGTTTTATATTTTTCATTTGATAACTATCAGGAATATCAAAAAAATTTCTTATATCTTCAAGTGTTCTTTTTCTCATGAAATTTGTTTTATTATTTTTAACACAATCATATAAACATAAATATTCATATAATCTAATCTGATATTTAGAGGATAACTGTAAATAAATACTTATATCTATTTCGGACCACTTATTTTTTAAGGATAAAATATACTCTTTTATTTCATAATTTAAAAAAAATTCGATTTCTTTTGTTTCCATATAAACATTTAAAAGCCTACCAATTGGAATAATTTTTTTTATTTGATTATTTTCTATCCATTGTATAGAGCCACTAAAATTTATAAAATGATTTTCTATTTCTCTAAATGATATATTTTTTTTATTTCCAAATAAACTTTTTAATTCTTCCAAATTTAAAATAGTTGAATTTCCCATTACACTGTCTAAAACTTCATATATTTTATTTTCGTCAAAGGTTCCGTCATAATTATAAACTTGATTATTAAGTAGTTCTTTTTTCTTTTTATATATTAAAAGCATAATTAATTTTTGAGTATATATATTCAAATCATATTTAGTCTTTTGCAATAGATTATTACTGATTTTTATTTTAAACTCTTTATTACTCATATTTTAACCTCCATTTTTTTAATATACATATTATATCATATTGGCAACCAATTTCAATAATAGTTTCTTATTATTTTCCCTTTTTGGTTACCTTAACTCCCTTTTTGGTTACCTTAACTCCCTTTTTGGTTACCTTAACTCCCTTTTTGGTTACCTAAATTTTTAGCAATCTAGCAATACAACTAAATTTAAAACGTCTCGTCAAGAGTATTTAAAAAGTATTTAAAAAGTATATAAAAAGGATCATTTGGCAATGAGCTTTTTTTCTTTTTTGGTTAAAAAAAATAACTGTATCAACAACAGGATTATCATTTATATAGAATATTTAATTTAGAGGAAGCTAAGAATAAATACAGTTAAAAAAAATAAAACCCCCGGATTCGAGGGAATTAAATTCTAAGCTTCCTTATTCTTGATTAGTTAAATCGTCGGTACCCATATTAGATTCTTTAGTTAGATTATTTTTAATAAGGTCTTTCTGTCTTTTTATATTTTCTTCTTTTTCTGCTTTAATTCTTGCCATAACTTTTTTTACGTCGGTTACCCAAGGGTGATTCTCTAATATAGTTTCTAAGTCTAACAAGTCCATGGATTTAATACAGTTGTCTATTGCTTCACCCTCATTAAAAATCATTGATCTATTAAAAGTAATTCCTGGGTCAATATTTGATCTATAAAATAAATTCAAACAATTAATAAACTTTTCATAAAATAATTTTAGTTGTTTTTCGGTACCATTTGCTTTCATATCCAAAGCAGAATATCGAGATTTAATCACAACATTTGTAACATTTGATTCTCCGGCTAATTTGTCAGGGTCCAATCCTTGTCCTATCTTAAATATATTTTCTTTTAGAAGTTCTAAAAGAAATTTTCTGGCTTCTATAGGTATTTCGATTTTCATATACTCTATATCCCCATTTTCATTAGGAATAGCCGCCATTTTATATTTATTCATATTTTTATTTATTAATTCCATTTCCTCAGAGTCGGCCGTAAAACCTTTTAATTTTGTGATTGCTTCCTGGAATTTATCAATATTATCAACAAGCCCGGTTGATATAGAATTATAAAAATCAATTAAATCTTGAATGCCACCTTTAAGATCTGAAATTTTATCCCTATTATTAAATAGAGGGATAAAAGGAATAAAGGGGAAATTAACTCCTTTTACATTTTCTTCTTTCCCTTGATATTTTATTTTTAATAAAGAATGTGTTCTTTCTTTTTCTGTTTTTATTATTGAATCGTTTTCTAATTCTTCTATTTTAACACCTGTTAACGACCATGTTTCAACCGTAATTCTTTTATCGTTTTTAGGCGTTGGATAATATCTTATTATTTTATCAATGTTTTTATTATATTTATCATATATTGGCAATATTTCGTTATCAGGAACAAAAACCCAGTCTAATTTATTGTTTTCAACATAGAAAAACAGCCAGGCTCTAGAATCCAAAGAAGCATTTAATAAAGCTTCTTCTAATGTATTAACTACATTTACAACTGTAATTAAATCATTAGTTTTTATTTCTGGTTCTTTTGCCAATAAATAATTTATTTTTTGATTTACTATTAATCTAAAAAAATTAGTATATAACATTTTATCAACTTTAGTCGTATAAATTTGACCATTATAAAAACTTGTAATTTCTCCGACTTCATTTTCAGGATTATAATTATAATATTTTCTGGCCTTATATCTATATTGTTTTTTTTCCTGGTCCTTTTTTATCAATTCTTTAATATCCATTTAATCACCACCTAATTTATTTTTTCTTCTCCAATATAAATTGGAAATTCTTTTTTATTATGATCCTCTTTCTTAGCTTCCTTTATTTTTGAAAAATCAATTAACTCTATTTCTTCTTCAGTTAAAAAAAATATTGTAACATTTTCCTTTCTTCTTTTTATCATTTCAAATATAACTTTTATCATTTCAATTAACATTTTACCTCTCTCCCCCACCTCGAAAATTCCCCCCTTTTTTATCATTTTTGAATAAATAATAGGGTAGGGGGGACCTGTTTTATTTAATATCTTTAAAAATATTTTTTGTTTCGGCCGTTATTAATCCTTTTCTTAGCTTCCTTTCTAACCAATTCGCAAATTTATCTAATTTTAAAATATAAATTAATCTATCAATTAAACATGATTGGTTTAATAATTCTCTTACTTTTTCGCATTGACCTTCTAAAGTTTTATTATAAATATTTTTATAATTATATATTTTTTTATCTATCAAATTTGATAAAGTTATAGGAAGCTCAGAAACTTCTTTTTCTAATTCTTTTAAATATGAATCTGGACAACCAGTTAATAATTTCAATTCTTCAAATTTTTCTTTAATTTCAAATTGTTCATGTAATAATTCTTTTATCATAATAATTCTCCTATAATCTTAATACGCCAAACTTTAATTTATGATTTAATATATAAGGTTCCAAAGCATATCTAACACTAGCACAACCGTCCGGCTCGTGTATTTCATGAAAATCATGAATGACATTACCTTCTTTATCTTTTTTAAATTCATAAGATTCAAAATCATTAGCAATATTTGGTGTTCTCTTTTTATCAATAATAATCCTGGCTCTTCCTCTTAACCACATTATACCATGGGTTAATGAGTCAGGTCCTTTTTTGCATTTTCCGATATTTAAGCCCAACCTGTTTAACTCTGAAATCAAATTTTTATTTGCACTGTCACCAATAATATAACTACTTCCACATTTATTATATACTGAGGAAGCTAAGAGATTATTAGAAGCACCATATAAATAAACTTCTTCAACAATATAAATCCAATCTTTTTTCTTATTATAATAAACACCGCTATAACAACTTGCGTGAGTAGCACCAAAATCAAAACCTCTATTTAATTTTACACAATCTTTTAATTCTTCATTTGTAATTGTTCGATATTCGACTAAGCCTTCAGGATTATCAATAGTCAAAGGTGGATATATTTCTATTCCTTCGCCGATCTCTTCACCAAGATACATATGTTTATAGCCACGAGGATTATTTTCTTTCATGTTCTTAGCTTCTTCTATAAAAATAGTTCCAAGCCATTCAGGGTTATATTTTTCAACTTCTAAATATGTTGAGTGGTGGACAAATCTGTTTTTTACTTTTTTCTTAGCTTCCTTATTAACCCAGTTATTTTTACTTGCCGGTGGATTATACATATAAAAGGCTATTACTTCGTTAGTCCCTCTAATTAATGATTTATTAATAACATGAATTTCTTCCATTCCGTTAAATTCGCATAATTCTTCAAATATAGCATATTTAAAATATCCTTTTTTAAAATTTATACCTTTTATTTTTTCGCGATCCTTTTTATTGGCGCAACTACGAAATAAAATTGTACTTTCACCGCACCACATTTTTAAATATGGTGTTTCTTTAGTGTGCCATAAATGACCTACCTGTAATATATCAATAGCCCATTCTAAAGTTTCAAAAATAGAATCTTGTATTGTATTATGTATTTTTCTTAGAGCTACGGCATGGGTAATTTTACCCTCTTTATAATCTTTAGTCATTAAATATATTGTCATTATACAGGCAAAAGCAGTCTTTAAAGAACCACGTCCACCCTTCATTAAATAGTGTATATATCGACCATTTTTAATATGGTGGTACATTTCATAATAATCATGACCAATACAGTCAGTTAATTTTACTTTAACTTTAGTTTTTTTCTTTGCTGTTTTTACTGCATTCATTAGATTTCACCTCCGGAATAGGAATATCGTCAATAAATTCAACGTCCGGCGGATTATCTTCATAATTATTATTCTTTTTAAGAATATCTAACTTAGCTTCCTCAATCTTACGTTTCCAATCTTCGGAAAACATATCAAAATGTTTAATTAAATAATCAATGGCCCACTTATTATCTTTCAATTTAATTTTTATTCCGTCTTTTCCCTGACTAATTTCTTGGATTAAAGAAGTATCAACAAATTTACTATCTTTTAATTCAACATAACTTTTAATTTGAGTCAAGAACTCTTTTGTTTCCGGGTCTTTTATCGGTCCGAATTGTCCAATAATATATTCCTCTTTTGATCCCCATTCGACAAAATCGCCCAGGTTAGAAAAGGCAATTTTTATTATTTGATCTAAAATGTCATTCGAATTAACAAATAATTTTTTATTTTTTTCTTTTTTTAATCGTTCGATTTCTTTTTTTATACTAGGATTTACTAAGGCCTTAGAGCCTTGCACGTTTGCAGTCCTATACTCGCATTGATAAA